AACAAAACAACCAAAGTAACGCAACCTTAGAACACGAAAGTAAACTAAAAGATATGACGGTTGTAGAATCGTGGATAGTAGATGATGTGAAACAAGATAAGTCAGCTAAGTATGGTTTTAATGTTCCTGTAGGTACGTGGATGGTTTCAATGAAAGTAGATAACGATAATATTTGGAATGATTATGTAAAGACTGGAAAGGTAAAAGGTTTTAGCATTGAAGGATATTTTGCCGACAAAGTAGAAATGACTGAAACTATTGAAAAGACAGTTGATGAACTAACAGAAGATGAATCTGAATTTTTAATAAAAGAGATTATAAAAGCTATTGAAAAAGGTGAATTATAATAATTGAATTTATAACAAAAAACTATACTTTATGTTTATTGTATAGAATTTATTAATTAATAACTGTAAAAATATGGATTACAAAAAAATCTTAAATGATGTTAAGGTTTTGCTAAGTATGGAGGTTAAGTTAGAACAAATGAAACTTGACAACGGTACTATAGTAGAGGCTGATGTTTTTGAGGCTAATGCTGAAATATTTATCATCACAGAAGAAGAGCGTATCCCTTTGCCAATTGGTGAATACGTTTTAGAAGATGGTAGACTTTTAGTAGTTACTCAAGACGGAATTATTGGAGAAGTTAAAGAAGCTAGCGCAGAAGAAGAAGCACCAGCAACAGAAGAAGTTGCCGCTCCTGATTTAGAAGCTGAAAAAACAACTCCTAAAAAAATTATTGAATCAATATCTAAAGAGCAATTCTTTGAAGAAATTGAAAAACTAAAGACTGAAATTTCAGAGCTTAAACTTGCAAAAGTAGAAGAAGTTGAAGTTGTGGAATTAGAAGAAGTGAAACCAGTAAAACACTCGGTAGAAAAAGAAGTAAATAAAAATATCCATTTAGGAAAAGAATCATTAGTAGAATTTTTAAATAATAGAAAAAAATAAAATATGGCAACGACTGTAACAGTAAGTTCAAATTACGCTGGTAAAGAAGCTGGTGAAATAGTAGGTAAAGCATTTAAAGAAGCTGATACTATTGCAAAAAATTTAGTAACCGTTTTGCCTGATGTAGACTTTCAGGTATCACTTAGAAAAATTAGTTATTCAGATGGTAGAGCTGATTATGCTTGTGGGTTTACACCAACAGGTGCGGTAACATTAGCAGAGAAACTAATTACACCTAAGAAATTAAAGAACGAACAAGAGATTTGTAAAGAAGATTTAAGACAAATATGGAGTGCTGCGTCAATGGGCTTTTCTGCTCATAATGATAAAGCACCTGCTGATGTAGAAACTGCTCTTTTAGCTGAGATTTTAGGAGATACAGCAGAAGCAACAGATTTAGATATTTGGCAAGGTGTAAGTGCAACAGCTGGTCGTTTTGGTGGGTTTATTCCTTTATTCACAGCAGATTGGACAGTAATAAAAGCAAATAATGGGATTACGCCTTTAACTGCCGCAATTACTAAGGCGAATGTAATTAGTGAGATTGAAAAAGTATTAGAAGCTGTACCTGTTGCTTTAGCAAGAAAAACAGACTTAGTATTCGGTGTATCTTATAACATCGCTTTAGCTTACCAACAAGCTCTTATTTCTGCTGGTATCTCTAACGGTTTAGGTGGTGCTGATATGGTACTACAATATGGAACTACTAAACTAGAAGTAATTAACGGTTTACCTGATAACACTTTCGTAGTATATCAAAAGAAAAACCTTTATTTCGCTACTGGATTAATGGCTGACCATAACGACATTAGAATTAAAGATATGGATGAATCAGATTTATCTGGAATGATTAGATATAAAATGGTTTATAGTGCAGGAGTTCAATATGTGAACGGTGAAGAGGTTATCTGGTATCTTTCAACTACTGCATAATAATTAATAATAATATAGGGTAGTTTCGGCTACCCTTATAAAACACATAAAATATATGGCTTGTGATTTAACGCTTGGACGTTTAGAACCTTGTAAAGACTCCGTAGGGGGTTTAAGAGCTGTTTACTTTTTCAATTATGATGCTGGTGCTTTTGCTAACTTTACTATTGTAGCAGAGGAAATAACAGCTTTAACAGCTCCTATAACTTGTTATAAATACGAGTTAAAAGGTGCTAATACATTTGATGAAGCGAATGAAAATAGCAGAGAGAAGGGTACTTCTTTTTGGACTGGTACAGGAACATTTGTATTTAAAAAACAAAGTTTAGTATCTCAAAAAGAAATGAAATTATTAGCATCTGGAAGACCTCATGTAATTTTAGAAGATTACAACGGTAACTTTAGATTGGCTGGTATGAAAAACGGTGCTGAATGTGCTGTTAATACAGCTAGTGGTGCTGCAATGGGTGATTTAAGCGGTTATAATGTAACTGCAACAACCCAAGAAAGTGATATGGCTTCATTTATTGATGCCACATTAATGGATGCTACAGATGGTTTTGTAGTAACAGAAGGAGTTTAGATTTTTCATAATTTAATTTTTATTTTTAACCCGCATCATTAATTTGGTGCGGGTTTTTAATTATTATAATTTATTTTACCCAACCTGATTTTATTAATTCTAAATCTAATTTATCATTATATTTAGATTGATTTTCTTCTCCAACTATTTTAATTAATTCTTTTCTCCAAAATTTTTTTTCAAATTGATGAAGCCTTTTACTCATAATTATATTGTATAATTTACCTTTTTTTTCATTTAAGTTTAAATCAGGGTCGTTAAGTTCAACTTTAAATGATTTTATTAAAGCATTAATTTTAGGTACTAAAGTATCTTTTGAAAAATAAGGGTCTTCAATAATTGCATCAGCTATCATTTCTGAAATCTTTTTAGCTCCTGTTGCGTTTTTTGCTTTTTCTTTTGGTGTCATAATTTATTTATTTTTAATTATTCGTTTATATTCTGTTATTTTGTATTCGTTAAATTCTATAAAGGTTTTATTATTATATTGTATATTTCCATTATAATCTAATTCAGTAACTGCAAACATATCTCTTCTAGTTGCAAATTTAACTCCGCTTTTAGATAATGGTTTTAATCTATTGTCTTTAGGAACGTAAACCTTTGAAATGTAAACTTTAAGTTTATTATAATTAATGGCTTTTTGTTTATAGTTTCCCATAATTTTATATTTTAAACAAATGTATAAAACATATTTGAATAAAAAAAATATTTATAACAAAATTAAAAAAATGTTGTTTATTATAAAAGCAAACGAATGATAATATTAAAACCTATAGCAACAGCTCAAAATATAAAGTTTATTGCTAGAGATAATACTTGTACTAGTATAATGTTGCGTGATGAACAAGACAATACGGAGGTTACAATTACAGGTATTTTTCCATTGGAGCGTTATTATTTAACAGCTGATTTAATATTTGATTTAAAAGAAGATAGGTTTTATAATTTAACAGCTTATAACGGAACTGATATAATATTCAAAGACAAAGTATTTTGCACATCTCAAACAGAAAGCGAATACTCAATTAATAATAACGAATATACAGAACGTGAAAGTAATAACGATTACATTACAATATGAAAAAATTAACACCAGATTATAGCGTTATAAGTTTAGGAAAATATACAACTCCTGAGATATTAGAGGTTAGAAATAAAGAATGGATTTTATACGGTAAAGATAATGACTACTTCCAATACTTAATTGATAGGTACACAGGTAGCACAACTAACAACGCTATTATAAACGGTATTTCTAAAATGATATATGGGCGTGGTTTAAGTGCTAAAGATGCAAGTAGACGACCAAACGCATACGCTCAAATGTTATCTTTATTTAAGAAAAAAGACCTTCGTAAGTTTATATTTGATTATAAAATGTTAGGTATGGCGGCTTTTCAAGTTAGTAAGATTAAAGGAGTAGTAAAAGAGGTTACTCATTTTCCTATGAATACTTTAAGAGCTGGTAAAATGAACGAAGAAGGTGTTATTGAAAATTGGTTTTATCACCCTAAATGGAGCGAACAAAAACAAAGCGATGTAATAGAAAGTATTGATTCTTTTGGTTTTGGAAAAGATACAGGTAATGAGATTTATGTATTACGACCTTATATTGCAGGGTTTGATTATTATACACCAGTTGACTATGTAGGGTCTTTACCATACGCATTTTTAGAGCAAGAGATAGCGGATTATTTAATTAATGATACTATCAATGGTTTTAGTGGAACGCGTGTTATAAACTTCAATAATGGAATCCCAGACGAAGAAAAAAGAAAACAAATTAAAAAGGATATTGATAATAAAACAACTGGAGCGCACGGTTTAAAAAATATCATATCTTTTAACGCTAATAAAGAGAGCGAAACAACTATACAAGATGTAGCATTGAACGATGCGCCTTCACATTACGAATATTTATCAAAAGAATGTAGAGATAAGCTAATTGTAGGGCATAGAGTTACAAGTCCGATGCTTATTGGTGTACGTGAAACGGGTGGGGGCTTAGGAAATAACGCAGATGAGATAAAAACAGCTAATTTATTGTTTGATAATGTTGTAATTAACACATATCAAGACCAAGTAACAGAGGTTATAGCTGAAATTTTATCAATAAATGATATTAGTTTAGACTTATATTTCAAAACATTAGAGCCTTTAGAGTTTAGCAGTGGTGTTAATCCACAAAATGACGTTAATATGAGTGCTGAATCACCTAATTTTAGCGATGACGATGGTGATAAAATGTTAAATAACTTAGATGGTGAGGAAATAACAGACGAATGGGAGCTTGTAGATAAGCGTATTTCATCAGATGATAACGAAAACATAGAAGATTGGGCTAAAAAACACATAAAAACTAAGCAAAATTTAATGCAAAAGTTTGCAAATGTTATAAAAAGCAATCCAAATGCTTCAAGCACACTAGATAAAGACATTTATAAGGTTAGATATGAGTATAATGAGAAGTATTCAAGCGGTAAAAGTAGAGATTTTTGTAACCAAATGATGAATAGAACTGGTAGAGGTGTTGTATATCGCAAAGAGGATATAGACCAAGCTAGTTTTAGAGGTATAAATAAAGAATTTGGACATAAAAAACAATCTTATAGTTTGTTTAAATTTAAAGGCGGAGTTAATTGTGGTCATTTTTGGAATGAAAACCTATATAGATTAAAGAAAAAAACAGACGGAACGCCATTTGTAGATAAAGCCCTTAGCAGTTCAGAAGAAGTTAATAGTATAAAAGGATATAAACCGAAACCAAAAGGCTTAGAAGATGCTAAAAAAGCCCCAAAAGATATGCCTAACAATGGTCACCACCCAAATTATAAAGGATAATGAGCAAAGCACTATTAGTAACAACTACGGACATAAAAAAGTATAGCATTTTAAATGGTAATGTAGATAATGATAAATTTATTCAATATATAGGTATTGCTCAAGACATACATTTAAAGCAATACTTAGGTACTGATTTATTAGAAAAAATACAGTCGCTTTTACCTGATGATATAGATTTAATTGGTAATGTATTATATAAAAATTTATTAAATACGTATGTAAAGCCGATGCTTATACATTGGGCGTTAGTTGAAATACTTCCTTTTATGGCTTATACAGTTTCTAACGGTGGGGTGTTTAAACATAACGCAGAGAATAGTCAAAGTGTAGATAAAAACGAAATAGATTTCTTAGTTGAAAAGGAAAGGAATATCGCAGATAGTTATACAAATAGATTTATTGATTTTATGTCTTATAATTATTTAGACTATCCCGAATATACAAGTAATACAGATAATGATGTAAACCCTATTAAAAATGCGAACTATGGCGGATGGCAATTATATTAAAAGGAGGTACTACAAACCTAAAAAAGAACATATACAAAAGTTAAAATTATTCTTAAAAAAAATAAAGAAAAATGCCTGAGTTTTATAAAATACCGAACCATTATAAAGGGGACACTTTTAACGGTTTACAATTCACAGTTTTAAATACAGTAGGGCTTACAGCTATTGATTTAACTGATGTTGTTATAAAGTCTGAATTTAAGCTAAATAATAAAAGAGGACAAACTGTACAAACATTTATTATAGATACAGGATTAACAGTTACAGACGCTTTAAATGGTGTATTTCAAATTGACCCTTTCATATTAGATTGGGGTATATCTACATACTACTATGATATTGAGTTTACTTTTCCAAATGGCAGAGTTATAACT